CTCAAATACATGCGTATACGCATGTAAAAGAGGAAATATATACATAATAGTATAGTAGCTTCGCTCGAAACTTTAGAACTTCTTAAAAGAAAGAAGAGAAACGACACCGTAGGTCAGTTTCTTTTATTATTGCTTTTTGTATGAAAGCCTAAACACTGTAGTTTATGGACATACTGGTCACATGTATTGCTTTTTGAATGGAAGCCTAACCACCCAATTCTACGTAGCTGCTGGTAGAATTAGAACTCTCATTGATGGAACATTAATAAACTTTATAAAAGTAAAATCAGTTCCAATAGAATGATATTCATGCAATAATGATGCTGAAGGATCTGTGCCTTGAGATGAAGGATTCAACATAATTTCCAATCTAACATGATCTATATCTGAACCATCTCTAGCATCACCAATGGTTCTAATCAAAGGATCAGTGGACATCATCTTATATTGATTAAAATTAGGCATCAATACTGATACCCCACTTTGAGTAAGTTGATTAGTTAGAGAAGAACCACCACCTCCAGACGCCATGGTAGTTAATCCAAATCTACTAATAGTATTACTATTAGATCCTATTGCAATATTGTTAGTTACTTTGTACTCAGCTGGTACAACAGTTTCAACTCTTTTCACAACTCTAATTGAACCAAGTACATCATTTCCTTCAACATTATATTGCCATATACTTGAACCTCTCATTCCTATGAATAAAGATCCAATCCAATTAAATGGTGTATTTTGAACAAAATTAAAAGCATAATCATTAGCTGGAATCAAAGTACCTTTAGCAGAATCTATACCAAAACTATCATACCCATAACATAATGGATAACGCCTTCGCGCAAATCTACATAATAGTTTTGATGCTGTAACATTACTCGTCAAATGAGAAATTCGACTAAGTGTTGTTCTCCGCAAAACTTGACGTAATGATACTATTCTTTCCCCAAAATTAACCAAATATCGATTCGGATCATCTTGAGGAGTAGGAACAATATTAATTCTATCAACAGAATCATAAGAAACTTTCTCATCACTCTGAAGATTCATCAAACTCAAATTAGTTGGTACATCCTTAGGAAAAGCAAATTCCAAATTTTCTGCCCCTCGTACAAACATCAAAATTTTAACATCTGATGTAGCCACTGGAGAAGATAATTTGGTGAAAACTCTAACTGTAAGCGCTCCATTATCTTGCAAAGGATCACGCGAATAAGTAAAAGTTGAATCTCCAAAATACTGTGTCTGTAAAGAGGTTTTAGTACGCAACCAAGGAATAGCTTGCATATATGGAATACGAATTTCCACATCACTACAAGAACTAATATCAACAATTTTGGTAAAACAAACCGTACTAGTAGTAGTATTAGAAATGAGGTCACCATCAGGATCCCACGTAATACGAGCTCTCCCCTTGTGATATTGTGAACAAATAAACTTGAAACGGAATATAATATCACCTCTCCAATAACCAAACATGTGTTGCAAATGAGCCATTGGAACTGAATTCCTCCAAACTCCATTAGCTCTACAAATTTCTGGTAATACTTGAGATCCACAAATCAAAGTATTCGGTGCATCAGCTGTAGACCAAGAATATTTATCAACAAATGATTCTCTTTGAACAATATAAGCTATAGAAAGTTCATCCTCACTCGAACCAACACCCACAATTTTTGGATCTATAGAAAGCTCATTCTTTGGATCTAATGACATCTTATCAATAGGTGCCCCAATTTCAGAACTAGAAAAAGCATGAAAAGGCAAAGATTTGAAAGGCATCACATCAGAAATTACAGGTACATTCGTAAATCCAAACCAAGCAGCCACACTAGCTACAGCTGAAGCTACAACACTTGTAGCTCTCATATAACTACCAATGGCAGGAACACTAGATAACTTATTTGCGATAGACGCAATAGCAGATGCTGGTTTTGATATAACTCCATCAGTCGCATATTCATCACTTTGCAAAGCTAAAGCCGACGTAGGAGCAGTCATCTTCACATCTTCAGCCCAAGCATAAACTTGAATTGATACACCAGTACCAGTAACTCCATTAGCAGAACTTAACTTAGCATATTCCCTTAATGTTATAGTTCCCATTTCTGTAAAATCACTTCCTTTCGTTAAACGCAACCAATTCTTAGGATAAAAGAATGGTAAAGTAAATTCACCACCATCACTATTCTGTGGATAAATCCACAAATGTGGTTTTTGAGAAATTGGCATTAAATCATCTTGAAACGAAGAAACATTAGCATCAGTAGCAGGTGTGAAACTAGGTATAGGTTGATAAGCCATTATTGCACACCCATAATAAAATGGAGAAGCACTAATCATAACTTTCAACTTCAAATTACAAGAAATAAGAGAAAAATTATCTAATTTCTTTTTCACACGAGCATCATTGAAATATGCATTCCAAGGATAAAAGTTAGTGTTAAAAGGAGTTGATTCTAACCAATCAAAAGAACCTACTAAAACAGGTCTCCTAAAGAAATCTCCCAACTCAACACCAGGGGTATATTCTATATTATCAATTCTACTAGATTCTCCAACTATTTGAGGTACTGAATCATCATCATATTCAACAATAACATCAGCTTGAAGTTTCATTTGTGCAGGGAATCCACCCTGCTCTCGTGACCAATCTTGTTTGGTCATACATTGGACGCTTCCACGGGAGTCCTTCCTCAATAATAAATTAGCAATCAATTATTACGATACAGTAGATGATCAATCTAAAGTAAAGAGACAAGTTTTAATACATTCTAGGTACGAATAAGTTCAATAAGCATTTCAGGCAATTGGCAGTCTTTAATTTCATGGGGTAGACTGCAACCCCGACTTTAACTTTATGGAGAACCAGAAGAAATCCAAAATTTCTTCACTAATTCATCCCACGATGGTAAAGGGTTATTTTCAACATATGGTTGTAATCCATTGCTTTTAATTAATTTTAAAAACATCGATTTCCTCATATCAAAAGTATTTTTTCCATACCAAAAATATTCACGTAAACTACCTCCCATAGCTTCTATCGTTTGATCTTCTGGTGTCATACACTTACTTCTCACATTAATCATCAAAGATTTTTCAATAGAATCATGTTCAAGTGGACAAACTATTGCACCGATATCATCATCCAATCGAAATGTCCTTTTCAAAAAAGAAACATTATCGATATGAATAAATGGTTCAGACTCAGCAATTTTATCGGCCATTGTATAAACTATACCAACAGAACCTAAAGTACGTTGAATAGTAGTATGATTAAACCAATCTACATCTCTACGAACACCCATAACATTATCATCACCATAAGTAAATAAGGCAACATCCTTCTTAAATTCCCAACAAGTTCCATCGCCTAAAATACAATAACAATATCGCATATATAAGCAATTTACCAAACCATTAATAATAACGGTTAAAGAATGTCCCGAAGGATTAGATCCAGCAAATTGTAATAATTCACCATCAAAATCAACCAATGGATAAGCTACATCAGAAGCAATACCTCTCACCATTTTCAATTCATCATCATTATATCCAGCTGCTTCACAAATATTATAAATAATATCAAAGGCAGCTAGAATAAGAGATGCAGGCATTTTCTTATCGAAAGCTTTATAATCTCCAGCAACCATACGATCCTTACCAAATTGAGTAATATGATCATGTAATTCTTGCCATTCGATAGATTGAGCTACAGTTCCTGGACCAGATTCAAATAATATTCTATTATTTTGAATTAATCTAGAAATGCACAATAAGTATTTCCTCTCCACAAAGGTGAACTCAACTGGAGCACCCATGAAAACGCGAGTTTTGCAATCCTTCTTCTTCTTAAAAGTCACTGGTTCATCTTTCAAATTAGCATTGTAAACAGGCATATATCTAGTATTAGCTAAATATTTCCTTTCACAATCACGAACCCTATCCATGACTTCAGGAGTGAATTCAATTGGATCGAGATTAAAACCTCGAGGCGGAATTGAATTCATAAAATGCCGTTTAGAAGTTTTCCAAGGATTGCCCATACTTGTACCACGCTTCATACAATCAACATAAGCAACTCCTGCAGCACCATTTGCTGCAGTAAAATCATCAATAACATGAACCGTATCTAATTCATCAATTGAAATGTTACTTAAAATATCATGGGTAAAAGCTATTACACAATGATCTATAACATCCTGGCGCAATTCCGTAACTGGTTGAACCATATCCAATAGAGCAATTCTCCATGGTTCCCAACCTTCCATTTGAGGTGCACAATATTTGACCTCATAACCCAATTGTTGATATTGGGGACATAACATGGATAACTCAACACCACTCTTATGTCTAGGTCTAAAACCTTTAAATGATCCATATATCATTCCAACTCCTTTCTCAATATACGAGGAATAAGCTTTAGAATGTAATGGACCAATATTACGAGGTGCACTAGCACTAGAAATAACTGGTTCACCACATTGAATAGAAGGTCTCAAGTGAGAAGTAAAGTTCTTGATATCATCCTGACATAAAGGAATAGTACCAACTAATGAATCTTGACCCATGATATGTATACCACCCAATACAGGACCTAATTCAGTGTTTAAAACTAATAAGGAACCACAATCACCATTCGCAGTAGCATCAGTTACATTTCCAATTAATGATCTCATCTTACCAAGAGCTGTATCATAATTTTCCACAACATGAATAGCCTTCACATCTATGAATTTATGTCCTCCAACTCTACTTTTAACAATATAAGAACCCTTAAATTTTCCCTCTAAAGGTTTTAAAGGAAAAAGATTCTTAATATTTTTCTTTGGAATTAAATTTCGTAATTCCAAGATAGCTATATCTTTCTCAGGAAAACGCTCAACTTGAGATTGTGTTACTAAGAAAGTATTGTTAGGCACAAGACCTTCATCTTTAACATCAACAACATTAATATGAAAATCACCTTCAGCAAATACACCGTGATTATTAAGAAGATAAGTACTACCTCCAATGCACACAGCATTATTTACTCGAGTCGTATTCTTAGATCCATGCTTGGATGTTAAAATAAAAGTCACACAATTACTACTCAATTTATTGAGATTATCTTGAAAATCGCAAATATTCGCCGACACACTTTGTCGCGAAATATGGAAAGAAGTAACATCATGCTCTTTAGCATGCCACACATTCTCTCTTTCATTTGCACGTGGTACAGGAATTTTCTCTTTAGAAATCTGACTACCCTGCACTTCAGGTTTTGTCCACAATTTAACCAATTTGATAATTGTATAAATTAAAGGACCACTAACAGTCACAAAAGCTAGAAAACGTATTATACGGTCATCATTACACATCTTATTGGCCATCCTATTACCAAGACATTTAAAAATAACTCGCATTGTTCTTAATTCACCTAATAATTTCCAACCAAGACGCTGCTTCCAATACATTCCAAAAAGAAATTCAAATATTAGACCAACAATCCAATATTCAGAAAATAATAAAATTTTTGAAAACAACCACAACTTAAATTGATACCAAGGACTTTCAGCATGATATATTTCATCATCTCGTTCGGCAACAGTAGTATTAGTACCATCACCGAAAAATAATAGATCCTCTTTCACCCAAGGGCAAAAATGATCCACTTTATTGAAACATTTAATACAAAAATATCCTGACATATTTTCCAAAGTTTGTTCCCAACTTTCTACAATCTCTTCCTTAACGTTATTAAATTTATCAATAACCGTCTCATTAAAAGTTTGTATTGGTAAAAAGTCACGTTGAGATTCATTATGCATTTCTTGTACACGTTCTATAATAGATTGTCTACTAGCATCATCATCATTTGCACATTCTGCATACTCTAACAACAATTGTATTATAATCGGTTTGAAAAAACAATCACTGGCACAATCATTCACTTTACCTGGGCACTGTGGACACTGTGCCATAACATCGGGTGGATAATTAACATAAAAATCTCCAATGCATTCACAATTTGTAGACAATTCTTTACAAATTCTGCACATTTGTCGTGGACAATCACACACAGATTCTATACTGTGACACCTATCACATAATTCAATATCAAACATAGCATCAGTACAATCTTTTGCCTTATCTTGATTACGTTTATGTGTATCAGCAGCATCACCATACCAACAAAGATAATCATTAATATTATCAAATCTTTCAACAACTACCAATTCGGCACGTTGACCATCATCTTTACAAGCCATGGTTTTCTTTACTGTAAAATTCCAAAAATCAGGCATTTCTCCCGACTTTACTCTTGGTAATTTAGCAGTATCCAACATACCATTAATATTATATTCCTTTTTTGGTACAACAGTGACCACATAGGGAAACCGCCGACTTATGGCTAAAGGACAACTAAAATAAGCACTTACATTTAAGTGCTCTGTATTAGTTGTGGCAATCAACAACTCATTTCTGAGTGGTGTTTTACCTTTATCAGCCAGATCGGCTTGTACCGGAACAAAAGCAATATTATTATTAATTTGGAGCATTTCCATCAAAGATGGATCAGGAGCTCCATTTGGTTTCAAGAATCCTATATCGTCTAATACAACACACCATTGTGTTGAATTAAAACCAGACCAATACGGATTATTGGGATCACGTGTATACATAAATTCAGGTTTTGTTGGTAATAGAAATCTCTTTCCATAATAACAAAACATAGCATTCTTAATACTTGATTTTCCAACAGAAGATCCACCAAATAATAAGATAGCAAATGGAGCTTTCCTATCTTCTAAAGCAGCTTTCTTCGTCAATTCAGTCGCCTTAATAATTAATAAATCATTAAGCAACATTTCAACATTCTTCTTTTCGAATTTATCCATATTAACACCAAATTTTCTAATAGCTTCTCCTTTTTCAATAGCAGAAAATAGATCACTCAAGAATTTAAAAGTGTTTATATTATGAGGTTCTGGATTATTAAGGAAAGGAGCTTCCCGTTTCAATCGCGCCACAATAGTATACCATTCTTCATATTCCGTTCCACTGTGGAAAATAGGATCTAAAGATCCAGTTCTCATACATTGAATACCTTGACGACACAAAAATACAGTTGTATCTAAAATAGTATGAACAAAATCTGGACCAAGATGATAATTTCTCTTCACTGCTTCAGCTTCCAATTTATTATAATTGAAAGTATTAAAATTAATTCCAACTTTATCGAAAATTGAAAAAGATAAAGCATACATACCAAATTTGTATAATTTAACAAAAATGGGTAATACCTTTAATTTATCATAACAATCAATATATTTTCGAGCATCATCTAATTGATCTACAATATCTTTAGACTGAATTTCAAGCTTACCTGTAACAGATGTTACTTGAGTATCAACAGCTAATTGAAATAAACGTGAAAAAGCCATAGTAAGAAGTGTGGTCATATCTAAATATGAACCTCGTAACTTACAATATGTTGAAATTGCAACCATTCTATCCATCGCATTACGCGATCGAATCATTGAATATACTAAAATACCAACATCTTCTCCTAATTTCACAAAAACATCAGCTTCTTTTGGAATGTTGACATAATTGGACATTAAAGATTTATCTAATCCATCTCTATCAAGATGAAAACCCATAGCTGCAAAGAAGCGATTACTAATAGCAGTATAAGTTGAAGATGGAACAACATCTCCAAAAATCGTTTGAGCTTGTACACTCATAGGAGGATATTCTTCATCAATATCATTTTCTAGAATCAAATTAGTAGTAATTTCATCAATAACCAATTCGGTTACTAAATCATCTTCCATCTTCTTTAATTCACTGTTCGAGAATATTATATTCTCAAGAGGGGGGGATAACAATTGTTTATCCTGTAAAATTATCCTATCGATAATTTTCTTCGCAGCTGGCTCAGGGGCCATAGGAACTGCGGATAACTTTTGTTGATTAAATTTCTTAATCAACTCTTTCTGCTCGTCAGAGAAATACTCTGATGCACGGACTTCCCTCGCTGTATTAGCGGTAATAGCTGGGGCGTTTAAACTGAACTCGTTAATAATTTTGACCATCATGGATTTGTTGTTTGTTTTGGGTTGAATACCATTCAGAGGATCAAAGTTTCACCCAGCTTCCACTGGACATCTCTTTTATGACAGGACATGAACACCTGTACATAAGGGATCATATTTTAAAAAACCCGAAAGTGTTTTAAAATGAATATCAAAGCGCTAAAAAGACTAAATACTAAACGTAGCTCAATTCCGTCATTCATGCTAACATGAATCAGGATAAAGGAAAACCAATTCCAATTGTATTCTGTTTTTCAATAATCTAATCGCTATACTAAGACAACAATCGAATATGTATGAACTAAATAGTTCATCTATTAACTTAAAGTTAATTTTAATTAATTTTAAAAAATATATTTTATATGTTTTAGGTTTTATATTTTTAATATGTAATAATTTTTATTTTGTTTTATTATTTAATAAAATTAAAGTGGGATCAAAAGATCTCTTTTAGACTCTTTGTAAATTTAAGATGTCGAAACTATGTCGACAAATCAGCATACCTATAAAGGATTAGCTTATAATTTATAAGAGTAAATGGTGATATGTTATCACCATTATTCACGATTTAAGTGGTATCGTGAGATTTACTGCCCGTAGGCAGTAGAATAAATAGGGTGTGTTAATTGTATGGGGTCACAATTAACAAAGACAAAAATATCGCATGTGTTTAACATGTGAAATAATAATCATATGGGTGGGTACTGGAAAGTACTACAATAGTGCGTAGCTATTGCAATAAATGCAGACTAAGCAAGCCATATAAAAATCATAGACATGTATAT